ATAACTGTTCCCGCATTAACTGGTACTTATTTTATAAGGTCAGTAGATAAAATTGGGTTAAAATCATTAAATGCGACAAGTAACGTAACCCTTATAAACAATGTTAAAAACCTAAACTTTGTTGCAAGTTCTACTCAACACCCTAGTTTTTCTGGCACTAAAACAGATGTTATTGTTGTTGATAATGCTTTGATATTAGAAACTGGTTTGTTTGATAGCGTTTCTGGCGATTTTGATGATGCTGTGGGTAATTTTGATGGCGGTGGCGGAACTGTTTTATCTAGTGGAACATATGACTTTGATACTTATATAGATGCAGGGGGTGTTTATAGCAGTAGGATAACAGCAACAGTCAATATGGAAAGATTAGATTATGTAAACCTTTTTGACGATGCACAGGGCTTATTTGACGCTAGAGAGGGTTTATTTGATGGAGCAAATGACACTTTCGGTGATGTTAACGTACAACTACAGATAGCTAAAACAAATGGAGACCCAGTAAGCGGAACATATTCTAATTTTCAAAAATTTAATGTTGGCGATTATACTGGTAGGGCTTTTAAATTTAGGGCTGTTTTATTAAGTGAAGATGTACAAGCAACACCTAAAGTAACAGGTTTATCAGTTCAAGTAGATATGCCAGAAAGGGTGTATTCTGAAAAAGATGTAGCTAGTGGAACAGACACAAACGGAAAAGCAATAACTTTCAGCCCTGCATTTAAGGAAATATCTGGTGTGGGTATAAGTGCAAGTAACTTGGCTAGTGGTGATTATTATGCTATAACTAGTAAAAGTGCTACTGGTTTCACTATAGAGTTTTTTAACAGTTCCAATGCCACAATAGACAGAACATTTGATTATGTGGTAAGAGGATACGGAGAATTAGCATCATGAGGATAAAATATGTCACAAAATGATTTTACGTTAGCAAACCAAAGTTTTCCTGCCTTTAGAGCTGATTTGAACTCAGCATTGCAAGCACTAGCCAGTAATAACTCTGGAGGCTCAGCACCAAGCACAACTTTTGCTAATATGTGGTGGTATGATAGCTCTAACAATATCATGTATATCAGAAACGAAGACAATGATGCTTGGATAAAGTTTGCAGAATTAGACCAAGCTAATGATAAATTTGTTTTAAGTGGCACATTACAGCTAGATGATGGAACAGTTTCAGCACCCGCTTTAACATTTAACTCTGATACTAATATGGGTATCTATAGAGGTGGCACAGACATATTGAAGTTTGTAACAGCAGGAACAGATGCGATTACCATAAATGCTAGTCAACAAACCACTTTTGCAGGTAATATTGACGTAACAGGTACAGTGACTGCTGATGGGCTGACAACGATTGGTGCAACTGTTGAAGCAAGCCCTCTTAGGCTACAAAGTAATGATACATCAGTAAATCTTGGTGAATCAATAGGCGATATTGAGTTTTATTCAAATGATTCTTCTGGTGGCGGTAGTGGTATTCAAGCAAAAATTAGTGCTGTAGCTGATAATAGCTTTGGCACAAGTTATGCTTTAAATTTTTTAACAGGTGCAAGTGCAAACCCTCTGCAACGTATGCAGATTGCCAACAACGGAGACATCAGCTTCTACGAAGACACAGGCACAACACCAAAAATGGTATGGTCAGCTAGTACAGAGCGATTGGGGATTGGTACTGCTTCACCTACGCATGATTTGCAAATTCAAAGCACATCACCAACTGTTACTATTCTTTCTAATGTTGATAATACATCACGATTTAATTTGTTGGAAACACTCGGTGGTTCTGGTGATTTAGGTGGTTTTATTCAATATGAGGGTACTACAAATAATGTTCTAGAATTAGGCACTGTTTTAAATGGAACTGACACAACTCATATATATTTACCGAGAGATGGTAGTGGCAACGTAGGTATTGGTGTTACGCCAAGTTCTTGGAGTTCATTTAATGCTCTTGAAATGTCTAACGGAGTACATTTAGGTTCTTTCACAGGTGGAACTACAGCAGGATATTTAGGCACAAATAATTATTTTAATGGAAGTAATTTTATATACAAAAACTCAGACTTCGCCACAAGGTATCAACAAGTAAGTGGAAATCATCAGTGGTTTAATTCTACATCAGGCACAGCAGGTAATACTGTTAGCTTTACACAGGCAATGACACTTGATGCGTCAGGCAACTTGTTGGTGGGTACTACTGATACAAATGTACTTGCTAATCGTGGATTTGCAGCAAAACCACAAGGTAGCAATAATGTACGAGTTGATATTGGCAATAACTATCAGGCAATGTTATTAAGTACACAAAATGATGGTAGCATTGTTGACTTCTACAAAGACGCCACTGGTGTAGGAAGTATTGCCTCTATTGCAAATGATTTAGTAATTTTTAGCACTGCTGGTAATCACAAAGGTTTAAGATTTGGAAATGAACAAATTATACCTGTTAACAATGCAGGTGCAATTAGTAACGACACTACAGATTTAGGTGGTGATGGGGCAAGATTTGATGACATCTTTGCCACTAATGGTACAATCAACACTTCTGACAGAAATGAAAAGCAAGACATAGCAGAACTTAATGAAGCTGAAACTGCTGTCGCTATAGCTTGTAAAAGTTTACTGCGTAAGTTTAGATGGAAAAAAGCAGTCGCTGAAAAGGGTGACAATGCAAGAACACACTTTGGTATTATAGCACAAGACCTACAAGATGCTTTTACAGCAGAGGGTTTAGATGCAAGTGACTATGGAATGTTTACTAGTGGTACTTGGTGGGAAAAAGAAATATCTGTAGATGCAGTAGAAGCAGATGAAGAAAATGGCATAGAAGCTAAAGATGCTTACACATATATGGATATTAAAGATGAAGCAACTGAGGGCTACACAGAAAAAACTAGATTAGGTGTTAGGTATAATCAATTACTAGCATTTATAATATCTGCAATTTAACTAACAGGAGAATAAAATGGCAGTAACTTGGACAATAGGAACAATGGAAAGAGACTTAGTGCAGGGAGACAACACAGATATTGTGACTATCTTGCACTGGAGAGCATCTGACGAAGACTCAGATGGTAACACAGGGTCAGCTTATGGCACAGTCGGTGTAACACTTATTGGTGAGCCAGTACCTTATGCAGATATTACAGAAGAAATGGCAATAGGTTGGGCTAAAGATGCTTTAGGTGAAGAACAAGTTACATCAATAGAAGATGGAATAGCTAGTCAAATAAGTGCAAAAGCTAATCCAACAACAGCAAGTGGAGTATCTTGGTAATGACTGAAACAGTAACAATTAATGATAAAGAATTTAAGTTTGAAGATTTAGATGAAAGTCAAAAATATTATTATTCGCAGATAAAACTTACACAACAAGAAGCCGATAGTTTAAAAATTAAGCTAGACCAGATGACAGGTTCAAATTTGTTTTTTAAAGACCAATTAGCAAAATCATTAATGAAAGAGGAAGAAGAAAAATAGGTATGAATGTTTAAATGTTTTGTGATTATTTGTAGTTTAATTGACCCTAATAATTGTTTACAATTAGAAGATATTACAGATATTCATAAAACAGAAGAAAGTTGTGTAGAAAGAGCAATAGAAATATCAACACAAGTGCCTTATTATTATCCTAATTATAGGGCAAAAAAATATAAATGCAAAAAACTTGCGAAAGGGCAGTTAATATGAATAAAACACCTATCGACATGACTGCCGCAACAACAGCAGGTGCATCTTTACTTGGAATGTTACCAGAAATGGCAGCATTAATTGGCTCATTATTATCGATTATTTGGTTTTGCATTCGGATTTATGAAACTGAAACTGTTAAAAAACTTCTAGGAAAATAATGGAGAATTATCATAGATCCAGTAACTATATCTGCTGCTATAGGTGTTGCTAGTTCAGCATTTAATGCAATCAAACAAGGATTTGCTATTGGTCGTGATATTGAGCAAATGTCTGGCGATTTATCTCGTTGGATGGGTGCAGTTTCAGATATCGATCATGCTGAAAAGCAAGCTAAAAATCCACCATTATTCAAAAAATTATTTAATGCACAATCTATAGAGCAAGCTGCAATTCAAGCATATGCAGCAAAGAAAAAGCTAGAAGAACAAAGATATGAGCTAAAGATATTCCTTAATATGACTTATGGGATTAATGCCTATAATGAATTACTAGCTTTAGAGGGGAAAATCAGAAAAGAACGTCAAGAACTTGTTTATAAGCAACAAAAGATGCGACAACAAATATTTGAGATAGTTGGTTGGGTTTTTATTGGTGCATTAGTTATTGGATTTTTTGGTTTAATTGCTAAAGTTTGGATTGATAGAGCAAGAGCAGCAGAGCCTGTAAATATAAATGATATATCTATAATAAGACAATATAATGAATAAATCACCTTGTATTGGAGTATGTAAGTTAGATGAAAATAAAATATGTATAGGATGCAAGCGAACCATAAAAGAGATAATGGAAGCATTTAATGCTAGTCGCTGAAACCACAAAAGGTTTAATCGGTGAATATATATGTGCAACTTCATTACTTGAGCTTGGTTGGAAAGTATCAATGGCACAACAAGATAGTGTGGATTTGATAGCTTGGAAAGACGATAATTATTTAAGAGTGCAAGTTAAATCAGCATCATTGAGATTAGAAAAAAGCAGAGCCACAGCTATTTATCATTTCAATAATGGTAGCGGTAGGAAAAAACATATAAAAGGTGTAGAAAGTTATGATATATTGGCACACGTTGGAATTAATCATAGAAGAGTTGTCTTTAATGCAACGGAACAAATACAAGTATTATCACAAAGATACAGAAAAGATTTTTTCGAAAAAAATGATATCGAATATTTTACATTTCAAAAAGCATTGCAAATAGTTAATGAGAGGAAACTACAATGAGATGGGAAAATTATCCTAATTTTACTGAAAAAGAGTTAGCTTGCACTTTTACTGGGAAATGTTTTATGAATGAGCATTTTATGGGCAAATTGCAAGAATTAAGAACTGCATATGGTAAACCATTAATTATTACTAGTGGATTTAGAGACCCAAAACACCCTGTAGAAGCATCTAAGAAAAGACCAGGAGTCCATACTAGAGGAATGGCAGTTGATATTGCTTGTGATGGACAAGAAGCCTATAAATTGATTAGATTAGCGATTAATCTAGGTTTTAAGGGCATAGGGATTAAGCAAAAGGCATCTGGTAGGTTTATCCACCTAGATACTTATGATGAAGACCCTAGACCAAATATATGGAGTTATTAAAATGATACAGGCATTATTACCATTATTACAACCTGCAATGGGAAAAGTTTTAGATTTAATACCAGACCCAAAAGCTAAAGAAAAAGCTAAAATGGAAATGGAAAAAGAAATCCAAAAAGCAGAGGGTTCTTTTAGGGATTTTGTGGTTGCTTATGAGGGTCGAGGAGATCAAGTTCATTGGACAATCCAAATATTAAGAGGCTCAGTAAGACCTGTATTAACTTATTTATTGGCAGGTGCTTTTATTTATGGCTTTTTAACTAGGAATGTTGAACAAGATACTATGGAAATGTTATGGCAATTAAACTTACTTTCTATGGGATTTTGGTATGGTGAAAGAGCAGCAAAGAATTTAGGTGTTAATTTTAGCAAGAAAAAGGAAGATAAATGAACGAGTGGGAAAACCTAAAAAAAGAATGGGATAAAGAAGATGAAGCTGAAAAAGGTTTTGGTGAAGAATGGATTGAAACTATAACTCATTGCTTGCCTAGATGCCCTAGATGTCAAGGTGCATTACAAACTGTTAATGTAAATGGACATGAGCAATGTGTATTGTGTCACTCAGTAATTGATGATTGTTGTCAAGGTTCTCCATTATAGGTCAATTTCTAATTGTGTAGATGCTATTTCCCAATGTATAGGATTTTGCATAGCATCTATTTTCCTTGCCATTAATTCTGGGCATTGATTTTTGTCTTTAAAATTTCTTGCTACATTTGTGCTATCAGCTGATGCAAATGGGTATTTAGTTCCACCTAAAGCAAGACCTCGCAACATATGTATATATGGAAGATGTTTGTTTTTTTGTGCAAGTAAATTAAATGCCTTGTCTATTCTTGAACACCATCTTTCATCACCAACATTCCAATAATCACCACTACTACCAAAGCAAACTTTTGGATAATTATCTGTTAAAAATAATAAATAATCTAAATCTAAATTTAAATGCCAAACAGGAGAAGATAATTCTTTAGGATATGGGAATTGTTTTATTAAATTTTTCTGATCTTCTACAGAGCCACCTATAACATCTGGAATAACACACCAATGAGGATGACCTAATTTATTTTCTAACCATTTATAATAAACATTAAAGTCGAGTTTTTTCCCTTTTGTAAAACTTGTAAATGCACCATTATCCCACATAATAGATTGACCAATTAATAAACACCTTTCTGCATCATCTGGTCTAGCAAAAGAAACACAAAAGTGCTTCCCTGCCATTTTATAAAATTGCTCTTTAGGAGTTAGTGGAGTGCCGTGATAATGGATCATTTTCTTTTTTGCTTAAATAATAATAAATAATTAAAGCTGCAATCATTTTGGAAACAAACATTGTAGCAGTTGCTAATAAACTAAAATGTCCAATTATATATAAAAATAATGCACTATCAACTGGTGTGGAAATTAAAGAACTTAATAATATTCTTTTAGGCAAAGGTTTTTTTGTAAACGTAAATATTGACCAATCAATCATTTCAGATGCTGCAAAAGCAATTAATGAAGCTAGTGCAACATATGGATCAGCCATAATATAACTTAGAAAAGCACCAATTCCCATTGCTAAAATTACTTTATGTCCAATTTCCTTTTGTGCAAAATCTCTTAAAACAAATATTATACCAACTATCAAACTCATTGGTGGATACATTGTGTCAAAAAATGGTATTAATGGAACATATACAAAACCAATATTAATCAACACTATTGAAAATATATAAAAAATTGTAAATTTGTATGTTTGCATTTTAAAATCCTATAAATCTTTTCTTTTATACCTATAACCATCTTTAGCAGAGCCAATTTTATGCTTATAATTGCTAGGATTAGTTGACATGATTGAGCTTAACATAGAGTTACCTGTACTGTTTACAGGTGTAAACCATTTATGATGAACATTCTTTTCTTTCTCATATTCAGCTACTGCTTTTGGGCAATCCTCAAACATTAAATCTTCATCTAAATCATCTTTTTTAGCATTTGCTTTCTGAAGTTTTTTGGGAATTTGTTTTAATTCAGCATCGCTATAGTTAGCATTTCTTCTGCAAATATTGCACATTCTAGGTTGTATTCTAGGAACTTTTATTGGCTCTAATTCTTCATCACATTTAAAGCATCTACTAAATCTTTGATGCTGTTCTTCAATCTGTTCCTTTGTTCTCTTTATCCCTTTGTAAACTTTTTCCCTCATTATAAATCTCCAATCGTTCATCAAAGCAATTCATGTGCAAAAGGTCACCTCGACCATCTGCTACAAAAATATCTTCATCTAAGTCAATACCAATTTCACAAAAAACACAATTTTTAATTCGCTTAATTCTTGTGCCAAAGATATCCCTCTGATTGCTTATCTGTGGTTTTGGTCTTGGTCTTCTTTTCCTCAACACATTCACTCATAACTGCTGCATAACCTGCAATGTCTAAAATACTATCTTGATGGTCTGGTGTTTCTATTAATCTAGCAACTTTTAATCCAACCATCATCAGAGCAACTTGTTCTTCAGTTACATCTGAACCTAGTATTATTGACCATATTTTGGCTATACGATTGTGGTTTTCTAATACCTTGCCATAATGTTGCCCTCGACTATTAAGGGCAACTTTACAGGCATCTAATAACTCATTCTTATTCATTAAAAAGGTATCTCATCATTTAATTCAGTTGAATTAGATAAGGTTTTATCTTCAGCATTTCTTGATGATGCACCAAAGGCTAAACTCTGAACATTTAAAGATAATGCAGTTTTAGAAACACCATCTTTTTCATATTCCCTTGTGGATAACTCACCAGAGATAAAAACTTGTTGACCTTTTTTTAGGCTGTCATTTAAGGATTCACCTCTCCTGCCCCAAATAGAGCAGTCCAGCCATATTGTCTTTTGCTTATCACCAAAGCCCACATTAGAGCCTATAGAGAAGTTACAGACCTTATTGTCACCTAAGTCTTTAAGCTCAGCATCTCTCGCTAATCTTCCATCAAATACACAATTATTCATTATTAATCTCCTTTTTTCTATTTGCGAATAATTCTAATTCTTCATCAGTTGTTATTCTATTTTTTGCTGAATAGTTTTTAACCCAATAAGCATTAACTTCTTTAACTGTTTTGCATTTGGATAATTCTTCTTTTAAGTCAATTTTAGGTGGGTCACCAACATTGGAGGAGGTTTTGTCGGTGACCCCAGAGGTCGCAGATTTATGAGAAACAAGGGGAGAACCTCCACGACCTCTAAGCGAACTGTTTGCATCATCATCTGCTGATCTAAGCCCTAGCATTGTGAGCAATGCATATCTCCTTAAATACGATAAACATGAACCATATGATTGATATGTCTCTTTTTCTGTTTTAAGTCCCATCATACTTTCAAAGAACTCACCGCTTTCTAAGTGCATAACTCTCGTTATTAGGTGGTCAACTGATACATATTGAATAAAGTCTAAACCATATTCTTGTATGTTATCTAAAGCATTTAATACATCATTTAAAGTATTATATTCTGATTTAAACATTGGATTTTTACCAGACTTATCAACTTTTGCTTCTGATCTAAAACGACCAATAGCTCTGATTAAAAACTTTTGTCTATTTTCTTGATGTTGTAAAACACCATCTTCATCTACTAGAACTCCCATAATTTCCTCGCTTTCTGTAAATATTCTTCGTCTAGTTTCCATTGGTAGGCGTGATCCCAGTCTGGATCAACTATTGAAGCTAGGACTTTTGGGTCATCACTAAACTTCAATAGATTTTGTCTAACTAATGCTTTTTGTCTCATTTCCTCTAAGCATTTAGATAGATTATCTGCCTTTAATTCATCACAATTAAAAGGCGTAAATAATACAGCTTCAACATCATTTATATAACAAATAGATGGCGTTATATTTAATGCTTTTTGATATATAGCTGATTGCATAACGTGGTTCTTTTCTGGTGATTTAGGAAGTGAACCTTTTGACCAACCTTGAGAACCATCTTTAAGAAGTCGTGTTTTTCTAGGTGCTTTTGTTTTCATTTCACAAAAAATAGTATCTGGAACAACCAAATCCACATAACCAATAATATCAACATTAACACCATCAAATCTTGTAGTTATCTTTTCTTCTGGGATAGCTGCAAAGAAACCATTTTCCAATAATATATCAACACCATTTTGAATCATTTGTGGGATAATGCCACGATATTTAATTCGCTTTGCTGCATCTTCATTAGCATCGTGCATATCAAACTCAATTTGTGCTTCCCTGGTCGCATCATATAATGGAATACCACATAAGACATTCTGTATGGCATTATGAACAGCAGAACCTAGTGCGGCATTTTCACCGACTACAATATTTCTTCTGTCTTTTCCTAAATATATATATTTAAACAACCAAGCTGCTGTTGATTGTAGTAATTGTGATGGACTAGTGTGATCTAAATCTACACTCAACCATTCTAAACCTATGTCATTTTTGTCTCTCATAATTTTGATAATAATCATTAAATTTCATAAATCAACAAAAAAATTTACAAAAAAGATATTTTTTTATTTGACACCATTAACCATTGTGGTAATAATGTACCTATAAACAGAAACAAGGAGAAACAAAATGAACTTTAAAGAACTTTATGAAGATTACTTAAAGGAGTGCGATGATGATTGTGGCATCGAAGATGGTGAGCCAATGTCTTATGAAGAGTTTGTAGCACAATATAAATATGAGGGAGCAAACTTATGATTAAATTTATAAAAAACTTTGGTATTTATTTTTTAGAGTTAGCATTTCTAATAATGTTGTTTGGATTTGCTTGGTTTTTATTAGTAGTGTTTGGATAGGAGTAATAATGAAACTTAAAGATTGGTTATCAAATAACCACATATCTCAAAAACAGTTTGCTGATGCTTTATGTGTCAGCAATGTAACTGTTAATAGGTGGATTAATGGGCAAAGAATACCCTCAGTTCATATGATTATTAAGATTGAAGAAATTAGCAAAGACGAAGTTCAGCTAAGGGATTGGATAGATGGGTAAAATGCAAAGGGATAAGGGAGCAAGGTTTGAGCGTGAGATTGTACATAAGTTAGAGTTTCATGACATAAAAGCAAAACGTGTTCCCTTGTCTGGCTCAACGTGGCTCAAAGGGGATGTTATCGCCAATCTTAATAATGAGGATTATGTTTTAGAGCTAAAGAAAAGAGGTAATGGTTTTAAACAGATTTATGAATGGATTGATGAAGCTGATGCTTTGGTTATTGCCGCTGATAGAAAAAAGCCTTTGATTGTGATGGATTTAGATGATTTTTGTGATTTATATAACAATAAGGAAAAAACCTAATGAGTTCTAGAATGTATGAAACTAAAGCTGATTTAAGACGTGAGGAAGCTGTAATAGATGAATTTTGCAAGATATATAATTTACAAAAAAAGAAGTTGCCTTTTAATCAGAAAATAGATTTTGCTCTTTACAACAAAAAAAAGATTTATGGTTTTGTGGAAGTCAAGTGTAGAGTTTTTAATAAAGATAAATATAATACAATGTTTGTTGGTCTTGACAAAGTGCAAGCGGCAAGAAGTTTAGCAGATATAACAGGGATGAGGGTTTTGCTTTTAGTTTGTTGGGCTGATGTTATGGGTCACATAGATTTTACAGAAGATTTTGAGGTTAATTTAGGTGGCAGGTCAGATCGAAATGATGTTTTAGATTTTGGCATAGTTGCACATTATCCTATTGACAAATTTAAAGTAGTTGGAACTAGTCCAATAATAAGGGGGAATTAATTGAGTATAAAAGCAATAAATTATGTAATTGATTTAGAAATAGGTGACCCAACTTCTAAGCTGATAATGATTAATCTGGCTAATCTTTATAATGATGCAACTGAATATGCTTATCCATCGCAGGAGTTATTGGCTAAAAGATCAGAATGTTCAATCAGAACTGTGCAGAGGAAGTTGGATAATTTAAATAAATCAGGGTTTATAAAAGTGCATTTTAGACCCAATAAAACATCACTTTATTCGTTTCCAAAAATAAATGGTTACGACACCGCTGACGTGTCAGATTGTCATATCCAAAAAAATGGTTACGACAAATCGGCAAATGGTTACGACACTAGTGACGTACGAACCATTAATAATATACATTATATAAATAATAATAAAAAAAAGAAAAAAGATATTTTATTAACAGAATTAGTTTTAACAGATGAATTAAAAAAATATGCAACTGATAGAGAATTAGATGCAGAAGAAATTTTAGAAGATATAAAATTGTGGAATGAGCAGAATGGGAATAAAAAGAAATATGCAAGTCTAGATGCCTTTTTTATGAATTGGTGCAGAAAAGAAGCTCGTAGAAAGCCTAAAACACCTTTAAGGGTACAATCACACCAAAAAGATGATAAGGTCGCTGTAAGGGCAGAAAAAGTGCTTTCACAGCCACAAAAGGATTTAATAGAAAGTTGGATAGAGCAAGTTCACAATAAATCTAAAACCAATCCATCTGAATATGGTGGTGTTAATTATGATAAATTAAGAGATGCACTAACTACATCTATGAAGTTTCAATTTGCTAATTGGTATGGTGAAACCCTTACCACTAGACAAATATGCGACAAATTTAATTTAAATAAAAAGGTATAGAATAAAATTGTATTTGTGATATTATTTGTTTTTTAATAAAAAGGAGATTGAAGATGCCTGGTCATTATGGGAAACCAATGAAAAAGAAAAAAACTAAAAAAATGAAGAAAAAGAAATAATGCCCTTAATAAAGGGTTATTCTGCTAAATCAATATCTGAAAATATTAAAAGGGAAATAAAAGCAGGTAAAACAAGAAAACAAGCAGTAGCCATAGCTTTATCTGTGGCTAGAAAAGCAAAGAAAAAAAAGAAGAAGTGATGAACGGATTTACTACTACAGCTACTCTATCGGAACTCATAGATAAGCGACCTATCAAGAAAAAAAAGATTAAAAGAACTTATAGTATTTCCAATAGAATCAATTTAAAAGCTGCCCAAAGAATAATGAAGATAAAAAAGATTTAGCAGAAACTTCAATAGTTAGAAATATTTAAATGAATATTCAAGAAATAGAAATAGATAAGTTAATTCCTTATCATAATAATCCTAGAAAAAATCAAGCTGTAAACAAAGTCGCTAGTTCTTTAAAAGAATATGGTTTCCAACAGCCAATAGTTACAGACAAAGATTTGGTTCTTATTGTTGGTCACACTAGACTATTAGCTGCAAAAAAATTAGGACTGAGTAAAGTTCCTGTATTAGTTGCTGATTTATCAGAAGCTAAGGCTAAAGCCTACAGAATAGCCGATAACAGGCTTAATGAGGATAGTGATTGGGATATTGATTTATTAACACTAGAAATTTCTGATTTATTAGAGCAAAATTATGAACTTGATTTATTGGGCTTTGATGCAAATGAATTAGATAAATTTTTAGTAAATGAAGAAGAATATTTAACAGATGAAGATGAAGTTCCGCCAGAACCAAAGGAAGCCACATCTGTTTTAGGTGATGTTTGGTTATTAGGTAACCATAGAGTTATGTGTGGTGATAGTACAAGTATAGATGCAATAGATGAATTAATGGAAAATCAAAAAGCTGATATGGTTTTTACTGATCCACCATATAATGTTGCTTTTAATGGTAGGTCTGGCAAATTTGACGTTATATTAAATGATAACTTATCTAGTGTAGATTTTGAAGAATTTATAAAAAACTGGTTACAAGTATTTTATATGAAAAAACCTAATTCTTATTATATATGTTGTAATTGGGCATTTTATGGAATCTTGCAGAAAGAGTTGAATCCAAAAACTTGCATAGTTTGGGCAAAAAATGTTTTTGGTCTTGGTAAAGGTTACAGGCATCAACATGAATTTATTTTGTTTGATGGTTTAATAGATCCATCAATTACTAATGAAAGTGATTTGTGGCAAATTAAAAAAGATTCAAAATATCAACATCCAACACAAAAGCCAACAGCATTAGCTGAAAGAGCAATTAATAACAGTACAAAAATTAACAATATAATTTTAGATTACTTTGGTGGTTCTGGATCTACATTAATAGCTTGCGAAAAAACAAATCGTAAAGCTAGATTAATGGAATTAGATCCAATATATGTAGATGTGATAGTTCAAAGATGGCAAGATTTTACAGGCAAAAAAGCAATTCACGAAAAAACAAATAAAACTTTTGATGAAATGGCAAAACCTCACTAAGGTTAAATAGGATATGGCTAGACCAAAAAAATATAATATTGATACTACTCAAGTGCAAAAACTCGCTCAATTAGGTTGTACGAATAAAGAAATGGCAGACTTTTTTGGCTGTTCAGCAGACCTTTTAGAAAAGAGTTATTCGGAATTTCTGAAAAAAGGAAGAGCAGAGCAAAAAATAAGGCTTAGACAGCTTCAATGGAAGTCAGCACAAAATGGCAATGTAACAATGCAAATCTTTCTCGGAAAGAATATGTTAGGTCAGAAAGATAGGTTTGAAGAAAACGAAACTGAAGAACCTTTGCAGTGGTCTTATGATTAATGGGTTTATCAACACCACAAAAAGAAGTTATTACAGATAAAGCAAGATTTAGAGTTCTTATTACTGGGAGAAGATTTGGCAAAACCTATCTAGCTATTAATGAATTAGCTAAGTTTGCAAGCCAACCGAATAAAAGAGTTTGGTATGTAGCACCTAGTTACAGGCAAGCTAAAGCTATTTGTTGGAGTGAGCTTAAAGACAAGTTAATAGACCATAAATGGGTAAAGAATATCAATAATAGCGATTTAACTATTACATTAAGAAACAACTCAAGAATAAGCCTTAGAGGTGCGGATAATGAGCAATCATTAAGAGGAGTTGGTTTGGATTTTATTGTTTTAGATGAATTTGCTGATATACACAAAGAAGCGTGGTTTGAAGTCCTCAGACCCACACTTTCAGACAAACAAGGTCATGCTTTATTTTGTGGAAGTCCTAGAGGTTTTGGTAACTGGTCATATGAGCTTTATAAGCTAAGCGAAACAAATAAGGATTGGTCATCATTTAAATATACGACCTTAGAGGGTGGTAATGTAAGTGATGAAGAAGTAGAGCAAGCTAAACAAGACCTAGACATAAGAACATTCCAACAAGAATACGAAGCTACATTTGTTAATTATTCTGGAATGATTTATTATAATTTTGATAGACAAAAGAATATTATTGAAAAGTTTGATAAAGAATATCCAACATTACATATTGGATTAGATTTTAACGTAGACCCTATGACAGCGGTTGTTTGTTATGTATTTAATGAAACAATAGTGGTTATTGACGAAATACAAATTTATTCTTCCAATACACAAGAAATGTGTGAGGAGATAAGGAACAGATACCCAAATAAACAAATAATAGTTTACCCAGACCCTAGTGCTAGACAAAGAAAAACCTCCGCAGGTGGTTTAACTGACATAAGTATATTGAAAAATGCAAGATTTGATGTAAAATGTAGAAACACAGCACCTCTTGTGAGGGATAGGATTAACGCAGTTAATTCAAAACTTAAAAATGTTAATGGTAAGAATAATCTGTTTATTCTAAATTCTTGCAAAAATGTAATTAAAAGCATAGAAAGACAGATATATAAAGAGGGAACACATATACCAGATAAGGATAGTGGATATGACCACATGAATGATGCTCTTGGTTATTTAGTTGAGTTTAATTTCCCACTTAGACGGAATTTTGTTGCGAACCCTCCTAAGAGGTGGAGTTAATGGACAAAGAATTTCTAAAAAGCAAACATGACTTATGGCACGCTAATATTTCTAATTGGGAATTTTACATAAGAAGTTATCTTGGTGGTAATGATTATAGAAATGGTTATTATTTACACAGATACATTTTGGAAACTCCAGAGGAATATGATGCGAGGATAAGGCATACTCCAGTTGACAATCATTGTAAAAATGTTGTGCAGATTTACACTAGCTTTTTATGGAGAGTTCCACCCACAAGAGATTATGGCGATTTAGATGGAGACCCACAATTAGCTTCATTCCTGGTCGATGCTGATTTGGATGGAAGAAACTTCAATACTGTAATGCGTGAGGTTCAGATGAACTCTAGTATTTATGGTAATTGTTGGGTCATAATAGACAAACCTCAGTCAAATGCTAAGACAAGAGCAGAAGAACTTGCCCAAGACATAAGACCATATGTTTCAATATATACACCAGAGAACATAGTTAATTGGAATTACAAAAGATCTGCTAGTGGTAGATTTTATTTAAATTTGTTGGTTGTTATTGAGGATATAAACTCAGAAAGGGCAATCATAAAGGTTTTTACTGAAGAAACTATATCAACATATGAATTTAAAGAATATGACCAAGAGAATACACAAAACGAACCTATATTAATTGATGAAATACCTAATGGTATAGGTGTAATACCTGCTGTTAATGTTTATAATCTAAAAGGCAACAAAAGACCTATTGGCATAAGTGATTTAGCTGACGTGGCTTATTTACAGCAATCAATCTATAATGATTACTCAGAAAAAGAGCAATTAATTAGATTAGCCAATCACCCTAGCTTGGTTAAGACACCTAATGTAGAAGCTAGTGCAGGTGCAGGAGCTATAATAGAAATACCAGAAGATTTAGATGCAAGCCTAAAGCCTTATATAATTCAACCTAGTGGACAAAACCTAGAGGGGATTATGAAAGTAATACAAACAAAAATAGATGCTATAAACAGAATTACCCATATGGGTTCAGTAAGAGCAACAGAAAGTAAACTTAATACTGGAATAGCATTAAGGACAGAATTTCAATTATTAAATGCTAGGTTATCAGAAAAAGCAGATTATTTAGAAAATGCTGAAGAACAAATTTGGTCTTTATTTGCTAGGTGGCAAGATAAGCAATGGAATGGGTCTATTAATTACCCAGACTCATTTGATATTAGGGATTGGGCTGATGATTTAAATTTCTTACAGATGGCTAAAGCTAGTGGCATCAAGTCAGAAATATTTAATAAAGAATTGGATAAACAAATAGCAGAATCTGTTATATCTGATGATGAAGCTGTTAAGGCAATAAAAGATGAAATAGATGCTAGGAGAAATGTAAGAGGATTGTTTGAAACAAGTAATTTAGAGGAGCAATAAATGACTTTCGCAAGTTTAAACAATGCCCCTTTTGGCTTGGCTTTACAGCAAGGTTTAGTTAATCGGTTTAGTGGAATACAAAAATTTGGATATAATTCCTCAATAGGGACATCATTTGAAACAATCTGGACTAATGGCTCTGGGTTATATGTTTATCCAACAACAGCTACAACAGCAGTCGCAACTTCATCTGATACAGCTAATGATGATGGAGGAACAGTCCATATTTTTGGTTTAGATGAAAATTTTGATTTAGCTGATGAAGTTATTACAATAGGCGGTTCGGCTTCAACGACAACATTTATAAGGCTTCACAGAGCTTTTATGTCTACAGCTACTACAAATTCAGTTAATCAAGGAAATATTACAATAACAGTAGATAGCAAAACGGGTGCTTATATAAGTGCAGGATATGGTCAAACACTTCAAAGTGTTTACACAATACCTAGAAATTATATAGGTTATTTAATGTCATTTGATATAGGTACTTCTAAGGATTTGGAATTAGAAGCTAAGATTATGGCTAGACCTATTAATGGGAATACATTTCAAACAAAAGCCTTTCAGACTATTAGAGGTGGAGCTTTTAGAAAAGAATATATTGTTCCAGAAATCTTAACTGAAAAAACTGATATAGAAATGAGGGCTAAAGCTAGTGCAACATCTTCTGTATCTGGTGGTTTTGAATTGGTATTGCAGAATAAAAATGAATGATAATATAAATTATTTAATATGCCCTAGATGCAAGACTTATACAAAAGAAACAGACTTAAAAGATGTTTATAAATGTACTGGGTGTGGATTAATAATTAATGAAAGACTAGACGATAGGAAAGAAGATGGCGAAGTACAGAGGTAGAGATGTTAAACTAAACAAACCTTTTAGGCTATCTACAGAGGAATCTAAACGTAAAAAGTTTGGTGTATATGTGAAGAACAAATCTACTGGTAATGTTAAAAAGGTTACATTTGGTGCTAGAGGTATGAGTATTAAAAAGAATATACCTGCAAGGCAAAAATCTTTCCTAGCTCGTATGGGTGGTGTTCTTAAAGAGGTCAAAGGGCAAAAGACTTTAAGTCCTGCTTATTGGTCAATTAAGGCTTGGAAAAAAGATTTCCCATTGTAATGTCCAGAATATTAGAAAAATTAGCTGACCAACATGAAGAACGTATGATTAATGTATTATATCGTTTGGAAGAAGATATTATTAAAGAAGTTTCAAGAGCCACAAAAGGGCAGTTAGTTTCTCAAAGATTAGCGATACAATTACAACCAAGAATAAGAAATATTATTCAATCCACATTTTTAAATGAAGCTGATTTAATCATTAATGAAGAATACAATAAGATTGCAAAAGAGGTTTTAGATACATTTGGTGAAATGCCTATTCCTAAAAAGTTTAAAGGTCTAACAGAGGTTGACCTTGAAACAATAAATGCACTTAAAACACAATCATTTAGTGGCTTTGAAGATATAGCTGATAGATTTTCAAAGGTAATAAATGATGAGATATACCAAAGCACAATAGCTGGTAGACCTTTTGAGGATATGGTTAGCAATATAAGGTCACATATTAATGGTGTTTATAAGAAATCAAATAGTCGTGAGATAAATGAATTAGTTGATTTTATTAACGAGAATAAGTTTAATGAAAATAAGAAGTCGGAAGTAGAAGAAGCTATTAAAAAATTGCAAACCCAATATGGTGCAGATAGGGCAGGTAATAATCTTAGAAAATATGCAGGTCAAATAGCTCACGACAGCGTTATGCAGTTTCACGGACAATTTACAGTCGCTAAGGCAAAAGAAGCAGGATTAACCCATTATAGGTATACAGGCACACTTGTAAGGGATAGTAGACCTTTCTGTCAGAGTATGTTAAATAGGGTATTAACCGAAACAGAAATTCGGGATATTTGGAATACACAAAGTTGGGCAGGTAAATCTACTGGTGACCCTTTTATAGTTCGAGGTGGTTATAGATGCCGACATACGTGGATTCCAACAGACCCAGAGTGGGATATATAGGAGACTTAAATGGAAGAAAACAAAGTAGAACAGACTACTGAAACAGTTGAAGAACAGACAACAGAAGAAAATCTTACTTCGCAAGGTTTTACTCAAGAGCAAGTTACAGAGATTGTTAAAAAGCGATTGGCACAAGAGCGAAGCCAAATGTATAAAAAATTAGGTGTCGAAGATTTAGATATAGCTGTAAACGCTGTCAAGACACAAAGAGAATTAGAGGAAAGACAAAAAATTCAGAAAGGTGAATTTGAAGAAATCCTAAAGAATAAAACTCAAGAATGGCAAAAAGAAAAGTCAAACTTAGAAAGTCAATTAAAAGATATTAAGATAAATAAGTCATTATTATCTTCAGCATCTAAGAATAAAGCTATTAATCCAGACCAAGTTGTAAGCCTTTTACAGCCACAAATTAAACTAAATGAAAGTGGAAATGTGGAAATACTTGATTCAAAAGGATTACCAAGGTATAATTCAAATGGGGAACTCTTTACGACTGACGAGTTAGTGCAAGAGTTTTTAACACAGAACCCGCACTTTGTTGGTGCTACTCCTAGTGGCTCTGGCTCGGTGTCAAATGTGGATAGGACAGAACTCAATAAACCTTTAAATTTGAGTGATTTAGATATGACTAATCCTAATGATAGGAAGAAGTATGCTGAATACAGAAAGCAGCGTGATTCCCAATCAAGAAGAATAGTAATTAATAATTAAATGGCTATATATTTATAAGGAGTTAAAAAATGGCTAACGAAACAACCTCAACCACCATTTCGGAACTATATACCGAAATAGTCGCTGAAGCATTATTTGTGGCAAGCGAACAGTCAATAATGAGAAATCTTGTCCGTAACTATACAATTATAGGTGGCGGTAAGTCAGTCGAAGTACCGATTTATGCAACAGTATCAGCGGCAGCAGTTGCAGAAGCAACAGATTTATCAAACACAGCAGTTAATCCTAGTTCAATAACTATCACAGCTTCTGAGGTAGGTATTATGACAACACTAACAGACCTAGCTAGAAACTCAGCATCAAGAAATGTTGCAGGGGACATAGGTAGATTATTTGGTGAAGCCATAGCTAGAAAGATGGATGCTGATTTGTCTGCCTTGTTTACAGGTTTCTCAACAGAAAAAGGACCAGGAGCAGGTGCTGAATTAACAATACAAGATTTATTTGAAGCAGGTACAGAGTTAAGAGCTAACAATGCCCCTGGACCATACTATGGTGTATTCCACCCTAAGCAAATCTTTAATGTTAAGAAAGCATTAACTAATACTTTTGCAGGGTCTGGAAATATCCCAGATTTAGGTAACGAAGCATTACGTTCTGGTTATGTAGGACAAATCGCAGGAATACAGATATTTGAATCTTCAAATGTTGCTGTAGATGGTACTGATGACTCAATAGGTGGTGTATTCTCTATGGATGCTTTAGGTTTAGCAATGATGCAAGACCTCAAGATTGAATCACAAAGAGATGCTTCACTAAGAGCAGATGAAATCGTAGCCACAGCAGTTTATGGAGTTGGTGAGCTTCATGACAGCTATGGAGTTAAGTTAACAGCAGATAGCTTAGCAAACTAATTTAATTAGGGAGGGAAACCTCCCTTTTTATCTAAGGAGTTAAAATGGAAACTGTTAAATTAATCAATAAAAATGGCGATATTATTGAAAGATTAAAAATACAATATGAGCCTAATATAAAGATTTGGAATGAAAGAGGTTGGTCTGTTTATGAAAAACCAAAAGCACAACCTAAAATAGAACAGCCTAAAATAACCACAAAATCTAAAAAGAAAGCTAAGTAATGGCAACAACTGAATTTGGTGTAGCGAATACAGATTTACAAAAGATACAGCCAGATGTTTTAGGTTTTGGCATAGCTGATTTTGCTGACCAATTACAATTTGCTGAAAATGATGTTCTTAGACGTATCCGAGAGGAATGGTGGGAAAGATATAGGCATCAAGTAAGATATAAGGACATTACAAAGATTACTTCTGTTGAAATGGTCAATAGTAAACTAACAGATAGTCAATGGACACAATCAGTAGTTTATTTGGCTTTATGGAAATATGTTTATCCAATACTGACTAAATGGCGTGACCCAGATACTGGCGAGGGGAAAGATACATTTCAAGTACAGATTGATTTTTATAGGGATAGATACGAAGAGGAATTTCAAGCTATTTTAAGGGATGGTGTTGAGTATGATGAAGATGGTGGTGGTACTGTCTCAGATAGCGAAAAAGAAGCTCTACACAGCCTAAGATTAGTGAGATAATGGAAGTATCAGCGAAGATAAATACTATTGAAGTTACAAACTTTTTACAGAATATAACTCAGAAACAAAGAGCAGTTATTGATAAAGGTTTAAAAAGAGTTTCAAATATGGCTATTCTGATGATTACAAAGCGTACACAGAGTGGCAAACTTCCAGATGGTGGTAGAATGAGACCTTATGCAAATTCTACTGTCAGAGGGCGAAAAAAGAGAGGTAGACAGACTGGTTTTGTAGACCTTACTGATACAGGTAAAATGTTTAGGAGTTTAGACTTTAGAACTGGAGCATTTAAAAGTACATTATTCTTTTCTAATATGGAAAGAGCAAAGATAGCAAGTTATCATGATACTTTTGGTGTAGGTAAAAGAAAAATAACAAGACCATTTTTTGCTATTGGTGATAGGGAAGAAGATAAAATACAAGCAGAATTTTCAAGATTTTATTTTAAGGAAATGAGATTGTGAGCAAAAGGGAAAATATAGCTAGTAATATTATAACTGTACTTGATGCAGTAACTAGTCCTATTGAGTTTAAAAAGATTACTAGAGAGCCTTTTGAGGTTGAAGAATTAAGTGATGCTCAATTTCCAGCTATGTTTGTGCAATCTGGCGATGAAAGTAGAGAAGTCCAAAGTATAGGTGATACAGGTTCTGGAACTTATAGAGGTACAATAGACTTTTTAATTGTGGCTTTTGGTAAGGGTACAACTACAAATATTGATACAATTAGAAATCAATTAATTGAAGTTATTGAAGAAACATTAGATAATGATGTAACAAGAAATGGAAATGCTATAGATACTCAGATTATCGAAGCGTCAACAGATGAGGGTACAATATATCCTTATGGTGGCGTAAGAATAACAGCTAGAGTTCTATATGAATACACTAGAGGGAGTGCATAATGGCTAAAGATATAAAAATGACTAAAGGTAAAAATACAATTACCATCACAGCAGAGAATTTGGAACATTTTGAAAGGCTAGGATATAAACAAGCTGAAAAAATAGTTGCAAATAAAGCCGAAAAAAGCGATAAATTAAAAACTAAAGATAAGGAGTAAGATATGGCTACACATCACGGAAAAGAGGGAGTTGTTACTGTTGGCGGAACAGCCATAGGTAATGTTACAGGCTTCACTATTGATACAACTCACGACACAGTAGAAGATACAGAGTTATCAGATGCTACAAAGACATATATAGCAGGTAGAGGTACATTTACAGCTAGTATTGATATGAACTATGATGAGGAAAGCACAGAGCAGTCATCATTAACTACTGGTTCAAGTTTGGCATTTATATTCTTGCCAGAGGGAAATACAGCAGGTGATGAAAGTTTAAGTGGTACTGGTATTGTTACAGGTATGTCTATTGGTCTTACATTAGATGGTGTAACTACAAGGACTGTTTCAATTCAAGGTACTGGTGCATTAACTGTTGGTACTGTGTAAGATATGTCAGAAAAAATAGACTACTTTGATGGTGTTAGAGAGCATTTTAGTACATTAGAAACTCAAATAATCGAAGTGCCAGAGTGGGGTTTAGTAGGTGATAAAGCTATATACTGCAAACCTTTTAACATGCTTGAAAAACAGAAAATTTTTAAGGGTGCTTCTGGTACTGACCTCATAGTTTTAATTGATGTAATTATAGAAAAAGCATTAACAAAAGATGGTGATAAAATGTTTAATGCTAGTCATGTTTTGGCATTTAAAACCAAAGCTGACACTAATGTAATTGCTGACGTAGCCACTAAAATTATGGGTACTGGTAATGACGATATTGAAGAGAATAAAAAAAACTAAAAAGTGACCCAGAACTTCATAACCTTTTTGGGTTAGCCGAAAAACTACATAAGTCTGTTTCTGAAATATTGCAAATGTCTGTGAGTGAGTTTAATATGTGGATAGCATATTATGCTTTACAAAGTGATGAAAGAGAAAGACAAGAACGATTAGCAAGGGCTAGAAGATAGTGGCAACTAAACAAGTAAACATAGACATACTAGCCAAAGATAAGACTGCAAAAGCTATGCAGTCAGCCACTAATAGTGTCAATAAACTTAAAGATAATGTCCAACAATCTGTATCACATCAACAGAAATCATTTTCTGCTTTAGGTAATACTGTTAGAAATGTTGTTGGTGGTGTAATTGTTTATCAAGCATTAAGATTTGGCAAGCAGATGGTCAATATGGCTAGTGCTGTTGAAGAGATGCAATCTAAATCATCAGTTGTTTTTGGTAGATTTGTAGAAAATGTAAGGGGTGAATTAGAAAAATTTGGCGATGCTGTTGGCAGAAGTACCTTTGAATTAGAGGGTATGGCATCTTCAATACAAGACACATTTGTTCCAATGGGTTTCGCTAGAGGTGAAGCTTCAAAATTAGCAGTTCAATTAACTAAATTAGCAGTAGACGTTGCATCATTTAACAATGCTAGTGATGTAGAAACTATGATGGCTTTCCAAAGTGCTTTAGTTGGTAATCATGAAACAGTTAGACGTTTTGGTGTTGTTATTACAGAAGCTACACTTAAACAAGAGCTTCTTAGAATGGGTATTAATAAAACTGCTGAAGAAGTTACAAATGCAGAAAAAGTCCAAGCTAGATTAAATCTTATTATAGCAGGAACAGCAGATGCTCAAGGAGATGCTGAAAGAACATCTGGAAGTTTTGCAAATAGTAGTAAAGCATTAAGTTCTGCTTTAGATGAATTAACTGTTACAGCAATAACACCAATGTTACCTGCATTGACAGGTATAGTTATAGGTTTAACAAATGCAGTTAAAGCTACAGAAGATTTTTTGAGGGTTATTGGGCTTATTCCAAAAGATTTAAGTACTGTTATTAAACAAAACGAAGAAATATCAAGATTATATGCAAAAGAAGCAGAAATTTTAGAAAGACTAGATAAAGTTGTAGACAAAAGAGCAAAAAATACTCTTACCAATGAATTAAAAGTAACAAGAAATTTAATACAGTCAATTAAAGATATGCAGACTGCTGATGCTCAAGCTAGAGCAGGGAAAGAAAGGTCAATAATAATCAGTAGAACTAATGCGAAAGTTTTAGCAGACGAAGCAGAAGCATTAAAAAAATTAAAAAACCAACAAGCCTTGCCAATACCTAGACCTGCTAATCTTAGAGGTATGACAGGTCAAGAAATGGATATAAGAGGTGTTGATATTCAAGCTATATCTGGTGGAATTAATTTTGACGATAAGCTAAATCAAACTACACAATTTATGAATGATGAAATTGCAATCAATCAACAAATGTTTGAAAACAAATATAAATTAATACAAGAACAAGATGAATTATTAGCTGAGTTAGATAGAATTAGAGCCGAAGACAAAATTGCTCTTGCTCATGAAACTGCACAAAAAGAAATGGCAATTAGGAAAAAAACTTTTGATGATAATTTTAATTTGCTAAAAACTGGTAAGGCAGGCGAAATAAATTTAGAAAAAATGTCTGGTAAAGAAATGAATGAGTTGGCTAAAGATGCTGGTAGAGAGGCATTAAGCCAATTAGCTCAACATAATAAAACTGCATTCCAATTAAACAAAGCCTTTGCTCTTAAAGATGCTGTTGTAAGTACAGCACAAGGTGTAAGTAAGGCTTTAGGAATGGGACCAGTTGGTATACCACTAGCTATTGCTATAGGTGCTTTAGGTGCTGTGCAAATCGCTTCAATAATGTCACAGAAATATCAAGGCAGAAGACTTGGTGGTAGAATGAACCAAGACCAACCTTATTTAGTTGGGGAAGCAGGACCAGAGTTAGTTGTGCCAGATAAACCCTCAAATGTAGTGCCAAATGGTCAGTTAGGTGGAATGGGGAAACAAGTTAATGTTAATTTTAATATAACCACAGTAGATGCTACTGGGTTTAGTGAATTATTAGTTAATAGCAGGGCAACTATTGTTAATGTTATTAATCAAGCCTTAAATGAAAAAGGAAAAGAGGTGCTTGTATAATGCCTGGTCAATTCCCAACAAGTCCACAAGCAAGTAGTGCTGATATAGGTTCAGAGCAAAAAACTATAGTGACAACTACAACTTCTGGCAGGGTTCAAACAAGACAAATTGATAGTCAAAAATTTACTTTAAAATTATCCTACCCACCTATGAGGAGAACAGATTTTGCACCCATTAAAGCCTTTTTAATGAAGCAGAGGGCAAGGTTAAACACTTTTACTATTATTCCACCAGTTGTTTCTAATGCACAAGGTGTCGCTACAGGAACGATAAGTGTTGATGGTGCTATAAGTGCAGGAGCTACAACTTGCACTATAGATGGCATGACAGTAAGCACTAATGATATATTAAAGGCAGGGGATTATTTTAAATTTGCTAGTCATGAAAAAGTTTATATGGCTGTTGAAGATTTAGATTCAGATGGTACAGGCTCTGGAACATTAACCTTTGAACCACCTTTGAGGGAAGATGTCGCTGATGATATTCAATTAACCTATGATAATGTGCCTTTTTTTGTAAGATTGGCAAATGATGTCCAAGAATATTCTATTATAACTAATGACCTTTATAATTATGAGGTTGACTTAATAGAAAGTTTGTAAATGGCTAGAGACCTTACCACAGCAGTCAAAAATGAATTGGCAACCGATAGTCTGCAACCTATTAATCTTATTTATATTAATGTAGGTTTAGGTTTAAGGGTTACTGACCATTATAAAAACGTTACTTATGATAGTAATACATATACAGCATCTTCTTTATTTACTAAGTTGTCGGCAGTAACTGAATCTTCTGAAATACAAGTCAGCAATATCACAGTTACTTTTACAGGTGCTGACCAAACTATAACCTCATTATTTCTAAGTAATCCTTATTTGGAAAAAGAAGCTGAAATATATAAGGGTTTTATAGATGGCAATGAAGCTCTAATAGCTGACCCATTTTTGTTATTTAAGGGTAGGATTGAGTCATTTAGTATTAATGAAACTCTTAATAATTCTAGGGTTAATGTGTCTATTGCTTCTCATTGGGCGGATTTTAGTAAAGTAGAGGGTAGAAAAACAAATACAGGTTCACAACAACTACACTTTCCAGATGACTTAGGCTTTGAATTTGCAAGCCAAACAGTTCAAGATATCAAGTGGGGTAGGTCATGATGGAAGATGTTGTAGGATTGTTTAAGCAGTTTGAGAAATATGAAAATAAATCTACTAGGCAGATAGAGAATTATTTAAAACCATCAATAGAGCTAAATCAATATGTAACTTTTTATGATGAGCATAGTATAGTTGGCTTTGTGAATTGGGCATATTTACATCATTTAGTGCAAGAAAGATTTAAATTAACTGGTAAAATAAAACGGAATGAATGGAACTCTGGTAATAATTTATGGTTAATAGATATCTTATCAATTCATAATACTTTTGCTATGATGAGATGGGTATATAATTATTTTAAAAAAGAATTAAAAATAAATAATTCTATTAACTGGGTAAGGGTAGATAATGGCGTTTATAGAGTTGGTCAAAAGTTTAAAAGGGATTTTCACTAATGGGTAGTGTCGTAGATGCTGTTGTCAATGTCGTAAATGACTTTATAGGTTGGCTAATACCTATTCCAGATGTGCCAGAATTTGGAGCTTCTGAGCAAGTTCGTGGGGTATTAATCAACAAACAATCTAATAATGCTCAAATACCTATTGTTTATGGAAGAAGAAAAGTAGGTATTACTCGTGTTTTTGTTGAATCTTCTGGTTCAGACAACGAGTATTTATATATTGCAGGTGTTGTTTGTGAAGGAGAAATTCAAGAAATAGAAGAAATATATTTAGATGATAAAAAAGTTATTTTTGATGGTGAGTTAGATGATGGTGTTGTTAGAGAAGTAAGTTATGGAGATTTAAACTTTTATAAAGGAAGTACTTCTTATGTGCAAATGCAAGCATTTTATGGAACAGATGACCAAGTAGCATCTTCAGTCCTAACACCCTCAATTAATTGGACTTCAAACCATAGATTAAGGGGTGTTTGCTATCTGGCTATGAGATTAAAATGGAATCAAGATATATTTAGTTCTATTCCAGATATTAAGGTTATTTTAAAGGGCAAAAAGGTTTATGACCCTAGAGACACAACAACTAAATATTCTCAAAATTCTGCTTTAGTTTTATTGGATTATCTAAGAAACACAAGATATGGCAAAGGCTTACCAGATGATGCTTTTGAAAATAACTTCGCATCTTTTCAAACCTCAGCCAATGAAGCTGATACTTTAATAGTTCCAAGAACAGAAGTGGTAACACCAGTTGCAGGAATAACTAAACAAGACTTTAATGGTTATTATAATGATAAAACAACTTTTTTTTTAAATAGGTCATTTAGTAGCACAGATAAAATTACATCAATAAATGGCGTTGGAACTGCAAGTTATAGTTCAGATAGATATTTTGGTTATATAAATGCACCATCTACAGAAACTTTTGAATTTCAAACAAGTTCAGATGATGCTTCTCATGTTTATATTGGTGATGATGGTCAAACTGTAGATAATTTACTAAAAGAAATAGAAGCTGATAGAACTGCTAAACTTATTGTAAATAATGGTGGTTTACACGCTAATGTTACAAGGTCTGGAAGTAAGGCTTTAACTAGTGGTGGTGTATATCCTATAGTTATTTATTATGGTAATGCACCAGCTGGAGGAAGTTTAACTTTTAGATGGCGTGTAAGTGGTGGCGTTTATTCTACAGACTTATCAACTATTTTTTCAAATGGTGAATATGCAACAGATGAAGTACCTGCAATTATTAAGTTTGAAACAAATGCTGTATTAGATACAGACCAAAAAGTATTAGAAAACGTAAAAAAACTATTAAATCCTATGAGTGCTTTATTTACCTACAATAATGGGGTTTATAAAGTAAAAATAGAAGGTACTGGTTCATCTATCAAAACAATAACAGCAGACCACGTTGTAGGCGGTGCAAAAGTATTAGGTGAAAGAAAAAATAAAAAATATAATCGAGTTATAGGAACTTATGTAAATCCTTTTAAAAATTTTCAAAATGACACAGTAAGTTTCCCTCCCGCTGATGATAGTAACGTAGAAACAGATTTTCAACACGCTACAATGCTTGCAGAAGACAACAGCACATTATTAGAGGGTAATTTCCAGTTTCCTAACGTAACCAACACATATAATGCTGAAGCCTTATGTGAGATTATATTAAGGCGTTCACGAAACCAATTACAGATACAGTTAACATTAACCTCAGAATTTTTAGAATTAGAAATAGGGGATATTGTGGCTATTACTTATCCTACTGGGGGATTTGATGCAAAGCCATTTAGAGTTCTGGGTTTAACAATTAATGAAGATTTAACAGTAAATGTCCAGTTGTTCGAACACCAAGATAATTTTTATACATTTAATGAAAAGAACATTATTCCAACAATACCAGACACTACATTACCAAACCCATTTATAGTTCAAGCACCAGTTATAGAAGTATCAGATGAGCTAAGAGCCTTAAATGAGGAAGCTATTAGTGTTTTATTAGTTGATGTACAGGCTACAGATGAATTTATAGTAGATTTTGAGGTTCAAGCTAAGAAAAGCACAGATACTGCTTATATTAACTTAGGTAGAGGTGCGAGTTCTAAGTTTGAGCTTGCTAACGTAGAAGATAATGCTATTTATGATGTTAGGGCTAGGTCAGTTTCATCTATTAGTAGGTCTGTATTTGTATCAGCACAACATCAAGTCGTGGGTAAAACTGCACCACCTGCCGATGTAACAAACTTTCAAGTCAATATTGTAGATACAGAGGCTCATTTAAGTTGGACACCAGTTCCAGATTTAGATTTATCGCATTACATAATTAGACATTCACCTTTAACTAGTGGTGCAATATTTTCAAATGCTATTACATTAATTGATAAAGTATCAAGACCAGCGAATACTGTGACAGTTCCTGCCTTAACTGGCACTTACTTTATAAGGTCAGTTGATAAAATTGGTTTGAAATCTCTTAATGCAACCAGTAACGTAGCTCTTATAAACAATGTTAAAAACCTAAACTTTGTTGCAAGTTCTACACAAGACCCTAGTTTTACAGGTACAAAAACAGATGTTGTTGTTGTTGATGATGCTTTAATATTAGAAACTGGTTTGTTTGATAGTGTTTCTGGTGATTTTGATGATGGCTTAGGAAACTTTGATGGTGGTGCAGGTACAGTTTTATCAAGTGGAACATATGACTTTGATACATACATAGATGCAGGAGGGGTTTATAGTAGTAGAATAACCGCAACCATAAATATGGAAAGACAAGATTATGTAAATTTATTTGATGATGCTAGTGGAAATTTTGATGCTAGAGAGGGTTTATTTGATGGAGCTAATGATACCTTTGGAGATGTAAATGTACAGCTACAGATAGCTAAAACAGACGGAGACCCAGTAAGTGGCACATACTCTAATTTTCAAAAGTTTAATGTCGGTGATTATACTGGTAGGGCATTTAAATTTAGGGCAGTTTTAATAAGTGATGATGTTGAAGCATCACCTAAAGTTACTGGGTTATCAGTACAAGTAGATATGCCAGAAAGGGTATATTCACAAAAAGATATTTCTAGCGGAACTGATACTAATGGCAAAGTGATAACATTTAGTCCTGCATTTAAGGAAATATCTGGTGTAGGAATTTCTGCTAGTAACTTGGCTAGTGGTGATTATTATGCTATAACAAGTAAAAGTGCTACTGGTTTCACTATAGAGTTTTTTAACAGTTCCAATGCCACAATAGACAGAACATTTGATTATGTGGTAAGAGGATACGGAGAATTAGCATCATG